ATGATGAGGATCAAGGAGGCAGTCGAGAGGTTCATGCCGTTCGTTGACCTCCAGTCCTTCGAGTCAAGCGTCCTGGAGCCCGCCGCCAACGGTGTGGGAAAGGTTGCAATACGGCTGACCTACCGAGTGCCACAGGTTCAAGAGACCTCCCGCGCACTTGAGGTCATCATCTACGTGGTGGGTTGAGAGGTACCATGGCAAGAGTTCAGAACAGCCTTCGGCCCGTTAAGACACGGACCTACCTCAACAGGGACTTTGACTCCTTTCGTGCTGCCCTGCTGCAGTACGTCCGGACTTACTTTCCCAACAACATTCAGGACTTCTCCGACCCATCTGTCGGTGGCATGTTCCTTGATATGGCAGCCTATGCCGGCGATGTGTCAGCGTTCTACCTTGATCATCAGTTCAGAGAGCTGAGTGTAGACACTGCTGTAGAGACGCAGAACATCCAGAACCTTCTGACGATGGCCGGCGTGAAGATTGTGGGCGCCTCGCCCTCGATCGTCGACATCTCCGTATCGATCACTGTCCCAGCAGTTCGCACATCCGGCAGATACACACCCAATCCCGCTTTCCTGCCCAAAGTTGTCGCCGGATCAGCGGTCAGGTCGCGAAACGGCATCACGTTTGAGGTCGATGAGGACGTTGACTTTGCCGCTAGGAGCAGGGACGGAAACCTCATCGCACAGACTTCTGTCCTGTCGAGGGACGCCAGCCAAAATCCCACGTCGTACGTTGTCACACGAACTGCAACGTGCATGTCTGGCAGGGTCACCTCTGAGAGCTTCACGATCGATAGCAGCTACGAGCCCTTCAGGAGGATCACCCTCTCAAACTCGAACGTGACTGAGATCACGTCTGTGAGGGACGCTGAGGGCAACACCTACTACGAGGTAGAGGCGCTCACGCAGGACACAGTGTTCACGTCCGTGGAGAACACTGCGATCGACAGGGATGAGGTTCCCTACGCCCTTGAGCTCGTTCCTGCGCCTTACCGCTTCACATCCAAGATGTCGCTGGGATCGGGCAACACCACACTGCAGTTTGGGGCGGGAGACGCGCAGTCGCTCGACAACGACATCATTCCCGATCCCAGCGAGGTTGCGCTTCCTCTCTTTGGAAAGCGCCAGGTCGCAAGGGTAGCCATCGATCCCAGCGCTGTGCTGAGATCCTCCACACTCGGATACGCGCCTGCGGGCACTGTCATAACAGTGAGGTACCGACACGGCGGCGGGCTTGATCACAACATTCCCGCAGAGAGCATCACTGAGTTTGAGAGGCTGAACCTCCTCTTCCCGACGACAGGCGATGCAACGAGCATCGCTAGAGTGAGAGCCTCGATATCGGTCACCAATCCCAGCGAGGCGAGGGGCGGAGACAACGCTCCCACAATTGACGAGCTCAAGCTGAGAATCGACGGCGCGCGAAACGCTCAGAACAGAATCGTTAGCGCGCCCGATCTCCTCTCACGCGTCTACACGATGCCCTCGTCCTTTGGCAGGGTGTTCAGGGCAGGCGCCTCTCCCAGCAGGGCTGATCCCGCTGTCACCAACCTGTATGTGATCAGCAGGAACAGCAGCGATGAGTTCGTCATCTCCTCTGACACGCTCAAGAGGAATCTGAGGACCTACCTCAACCAGTTCAGGCTGATATCCGACAACATTGACATTCTCGACGCGCAGGTCCTGAACTACGGGATCGTCTACACAGTCACTGTTGAGTTCGACCAGAACAGGCGCACAGTCCTGCAGTCGATCAACACACGTGTCAGGACACTGCTAACGACCAACAAGTTCCAGGTTGGTCAGCCTCTCGTCGTGAGCGACATAGTCAGCACAATCATCAACACGTCAGGCGTCTCAGGGCTCCTGAGCGTGCGAGTCGTGCCAAAGTCTGGGACGATCAGCGGCAGGACTTACGCCTCGTCTCAATTTGAGGTCGCCACCCTGCTGAGGAACAACGTTGTTCGCTGTCCCGCTGGCTCGATCTTTGAGATGAAGTACCCGGACTATGACATCACAGGGAGTGCCCAGTGATCAAGATCATCTCTGCATCGGCAGACACATACATCACGAACCGCATCGTGTCGACCAACCTTCGCGCGAAAGACGCCAATGTGGGCGACGCCGGCACCCTTGACATCTTTAAGCTCTACGATGAGTCAACCATCAACGGCGAGAGCGAGCCGATTGAGGTCTCAAGGGTTCTCATAAAGTTCGATCTGAACCCGATAAGGGCACTGACTGGCTCGCTGTTCGACACGTCAAACTCCTCCTTCAAGTGCAAGATCAAGCTAAAGGACGTCTACGGCGGCCAGACGACGCCCAAGAACTTCAGCCTCATACTGCACCCACTTTCGAAGTCCTTCGACGAGGGTGTGGGACGCGACATCATCAGGTTCGCTGATGTGCAGGCTGCCAACTTTCTGACAGCCTCCTACACCAACGGCACTGTCGTCAAGTGGACAACGGAGGGCGCGGCTTCTGAGGCAGCTGTGGGATCCGCCACCGCGGACATCATAAGCTCTGCAAACTTCGGAAGCGGTGAGGTCTACCTGCCTGTGGTGCAGTCGTTTAACAGCGAGGAAGATCTCGTCATGGACGTGACGCAGATCATCTCAGGGACGCTCGCAGGATTCCTGCCAGACTGCGGCTTTAGGATAGCCTTCAGCGGGTCGCAGGAGACAGATACCAGCACGCGCTTTGTCAAGCGTTTTGTCTCGCGCCACTCTTCCTCGCCCAGCAAGCGGCCGAGGCTCGAGGTCTCTATCGACGACTCTGTCATAGACAACCACTCGAACATGGTCTTCAACCGCACAGGATCGCTGTTTCTGCGAAATAACTTTCGAGGAACACCTGCGAACTTCCTGTCGGGATCCAGCGCTGCTGAGGTGGGCGGATCCAGCTGCATGCTGCTCAAGATAAGCTCAGGAACATTCAGCCAGACTGCATCTGTCTCCCAGGCGAGGATCGGAAAGCTGCTCGTGACCGGCCTCTACAGCGCATCTTTCGCAGTGGATCAGTTCCACACAGCGCTCGTTCAGCACCTCAAGTCCACCACAAGCGCGTCTTTCGACGAGGTGTGGGGATCTCTCGACGGAACTGTGGCCTTCTACTCGGGATCATTTGACGTCAAGACCACGAACGCCTCCGCCTTCAAGCCGCAGACTAGATCCCTCTACGCTCGTGTCACAAACTGTCGCGCCGACTACAGGCTCGCAGACCGGCCGAGATTCATACTGTTCATAGAGGACCTCGACGAGGAGGTGACCTTCTCAAGGTACTCCAGAGAGAACAACGGTCACATCTATGACAGGGTCTACTACAGTGTAAGAGACGCAGTCACAAACGAAGTCGTGGTTCCCTACATGACGGACAACGGTGCTACACGGGTCTCAACAACGCAGGACGGCATGTACTTCGACTTCCACATGGACGCACTCACGCCGGGAAGGACCTACAAGTTTGCTGTGCTCGTCAAGGATCTGGGAGAGGATCTAGAGCTCAGTGACGTCTCGCCCGCCTTCAGGGTGATGACGTGAAGCGCCCGCCCCAGACAGTCCCGACTCCCAGCAGGGAGATCAAGGGCACTAGAGACACTCTTGTCAGGAGAGATCCTGTCATCAAGGGGCACAGGATAGTCGATGGAAAGCTGAGTGAGCAGACGCAGGTCACAGCGCGCCTTGCAGGCGGAGCTCCCGTTAACTCTCAGCAGCTCGATGTTGACTGGTCCAAGTTTGAGAATCACACGTTTTTTGACTCTGCGGTTGGCAAGGTCAACGCGGCCTTCGTGAAGATCATCAATGAGTTCCCCTTCGACAGCTCTGAGGAGGAGATCAACAAGTTCATTGATGAGATGACTGGCTTTGAGAAGTACGTCTACGACCTCTTTCCGAAGTCAGTGGGGTACCTCACTGCAGACGGGAGCGCATACATTAGCGTCCTCGACCAGACAGGCGCGTCATTCCCAGATCAGAGCCGCGACAGCACAGGCAAGGAGGTGATCGCGCCAAACGGTAGTGACTTCACTGTCCAGATGCACCTGAGCCCGCAGGCCGCACAGAACCGCGTGCAGGTCGTTGCGCAGTACAGGCAGGACCAGGAGACGGGATTCACCCTGTTTCTCAGCCACAGCGAGTCAACAGCGAGCACGAGCCTTGTCTTTGCGGTGGGATCGGGATCATTTGCGTCTACGGTGTCTGCTCCCATCAAGAAGGGGCAGTTTCAGCATGTGTCCGCCCAGTACTCGCGGAACGCGACAACAGCAAGCCTCTCGCTGTTTGTCAACGCCGTGCAGTCCGCCACATCGTCGAACGTGATCCGAATCGGAGACAACTTTAGGGCGCCGGCACTCACGATCTTCAGCGGATCATCTTTCTTTGAGGGAACGTCTTCTCAGACGCCAGACCAGCTCTACGCGGGAAGCATAGACGACTTCAGAATCTATCGGACGCTGCGCAACCCCGATGAGGTCAGGACTGACGCGATCCTGCCTGACTACTCATCCGACAGCCTCACACTTTACTACAAGTTCAACGAGCCGCCGGGAGGATACGCCCAGTCCTCCGTCGTCCTTGACAGCTCTGGAAACTCGCTTCACGCCAAGATTCAGAACTACTCGAGCTCCATGAGGACGACCGGATCGTCTGCCCTCTCAATAGAGCCGGATCGTGTCAATCCTGTCCTCTTTCCTGACTTCGATAGGACGGCATTCATCAACTCGCAGCTTCTTGCGACTGGGTCCACCTACGATGACGAGAACCCGAACTACATCCTGAGGCTCGTCCCGCAGCACTACTTCAATGAGGCACAAGCGCAGTTCGGCTTCAGCGAAGTCCAGGGAGACCTCGGTTCTAGCTACACGGGGCAGAGCATCCCAGGATCTGGAGGCCTTGGATCGATCCAGATCATGACAGCGATGCTGCTCATCTACGCGAAGGCGTTCGATGAGATCAAGGTGTTCCACGACCACTTTGCCAGGCTCACATACGTCGACTACAACGAGACAGAGTCAGTCTCAAATCAGTTCCTGAGTTTCCTGTCGGGATACTACGGATTTGATCTGCCCAATCTCTTCCAGGAGTCATCGGTCGATCAGTAC